ATAATATGGCATACATTGGCAACAACGTACCTGCTAACTTCCAAGCTCCACCTGCTGTCGTAAGATTTAATGGTGATGGTTCTGATACAACCTTTGCACTTGGAAGAACAATAGGTTCAGTACAAGAAATACTTGTAAGTGTTGATGGTGTTGTCCAAGATAGTGCAGCTTACACTGTGCCTGATGGTTCAACATTGACATTCTCGGCTGCACCTTCAAGTGGTACAAATAATATCTTTGTGTACTTTCTTGAGTTATCAGCAGGAACAATTACACCTACAGCAGAGTTCAAGGGTAACTTTAAGAATGGTGGTATGTTCAGAACTAACGCACAAGCCTTAGATACAAACATAACAATACTTGCTACAGAAAATGCACAGGTAACAGGAACACTTACTGTGAATAGTGGGATTACATTGACTGTCAATGATGGTGGAAGGTTGGTGGTATCGTGAGTACAATTAAAGTAGACACATATCTAACTCGTGGTGGTGCATCAGAGATAGCGATTGATAAACTTAAAGGTGCATCAAGTGCATCATCTATATCTGTGGTAGCAGAAGGTGGCACAACGACTACTAACTTACAACAAGGGTTGGCGAAGGCTTGGGTGTTTGGTGGAACAAATGCAGCTTTAGATGATTCTTTTAACATATCTTCTGGAACAGACAATGGAGAGGGTGATTATAGTTATGCCATTAACAATGATATGTCACAAACTAAATACTCTGTTCAAACTGGGGTTTATAATACGGATAATAGGTATGCTTATTATGCTTCTAGTTCTTTGTCGGCATCAACTATCAGACTATTAGTAAAAGACAATGATGGCACAGATGATGATACAGTTAGAGATTCTATGCAGACCACAGTAATACATGGAGACCTAGCATGAGTACAGTAATCCTAGACACAATCACAGGCAAGTCCACTGCAACAACCATAACCATTGGCTCAACACCTGTAGTTAGTGCAAGTGCAAACTCTATGACTATTAGAGGTGAGGGTTCAGCACAGACAAGTATACAGCAAGGGTTGTGTAAGTTTTGGGTAAAATGGAATGGAACTGGCACAGCAGCAGAAAATGACAGTTTTAATTCTAGTGGATTAACAGATAATGGAACAGGCTTAACGACATTTGGATTTACTACAAATATGGGCAATGCAAATTATAGTCTTACAACCACAAATTCCTCTGTTGAAGCAAACAACTCACAAACTAATCATCACACTTCTGCCACTTCTACTATTAAAATGGAAACTAGAAGTGGCACAGCGAATGACCTCCTTACAGATACCTCTACTAACTTTGGTCAAATTTGTGGAGACTTAGCATAATGGCAAACGGAACAATAGCATTTGATACATTATCAACAAGTGGACAGATAACAGGCACAGCTAAGTCTTTGGATACAGATTACTTGGCAAGTGGTAGTGCAAAGGCTTGGGCAAATTACAGAGGAGAAGCTACAAATGCTATAAATGCTAGTTTAAACACAACAAGTGTAACTGACAATGGCACTGGTGATTACACTCAAAATATAACAAATAGTTTTTCTAGTGCAAATAATTCATACGCAGTATCTACACAAGCAGAATCTGGAAATCCAGACAATGGTATGTTTGTTTTCTTACAAACATTTGCAACAGGAAGTTTTCAATTCGGTGCTAGAACAGCTAGAAATTCAAATAAAACGGATGTACCTTTTATTTTTCCTAGTATTAAAGGAGACCTAGCATGACAATAGAAACACCAGAATTTCAAGGCACACATCTATGGGATAGACTGTGTTGGGCAAAAGAAAAGCTAGAGCCACACAGAACAGAATATTGTGTCGTATGGGAAGACCCAGAGACACCTGATGAACCTGCAAAGGTTACACACCCTGACCCTAATTGGATGGCTTGTGCATTGCAAGGTGGCATACTTCCCCCTGTAGAAGCCTATTGGGAACTCAAGAAGGATGAAGATAAGCCTGACTTCCAAAAGCATACAAGAGGTTACTTATTACACAACACTAAACCTATTGAAGCAATGACAGAAGAAAGAGCAATAGAATACTTAATTATGAAAGACCTACCAAAGCACGTATGGCAAAACTACGACAAAGCCAACAAGCCACGTATGGTCATTTGTACTAAGTCACAGTTACCAAGCACTAGAGTGTGGCGAAATGCTTGGAAGATTAATGAAGAGATAACCACACATAATGAAGAAGCTGCTTAAAAGGAGATACCAAAATGGCAACAACTAATATCGTAGACAAGGATGGAAACAGTATTGCTGCTTCAGATGCTACTGTTCCATCAGATAGACACTTCAGAAATGCTTGGTCATTATCAGGCACAACTATTACTGAAGATTTAACTGCATCAAAAGCTATATTCAAGGACAAGATTAGAGAAAAGAGAATACCTCTACTTGCCGAAGAAGATGTAGTCTATATGAAAGCATTAGAAGCAGGTGATACAGATGCTCAAGCTGCAAGTGTAGCAAAGAAGAAAGCTCTTAGAGATGCTCCTGCTGCAAGTGCAATATCAAGTGCAGACACTATAGCAAAACTTAAAGCTGCTTGGGATACAAGCACATTAGGTGACAGTCCATACGCATAAGGAGTAAGTCATGGCATTAACTAAAATTACAGGTGAAGGAATTGGAACTGTAGATAGTGCTATTGTAGATAATATAACTATTGATGGTAATGATATATCTAGTACAAATTCAAATGGTGATATTATTTTTAAAGGCAATGATGGTGGTTCTACAATAGAGGTTGCACGATTTGATATGTCAGAAGATGGTGCTTTTTGTGTTGGTGCTACAAGTGTTGTTGGTGGTGGTAGAGTAGGTATAAGTTTCAATGATAATGCTGTAAATGGTATAGACTTACGTCTTGAACAAGATGCATCAAGTGCAGGCTATCTTGTTTTTAGAAAGGCTAATAGCACAGTAATAGGTCAAGTTAAAAGAAATGGAAGTAATGATGAAATACAGTATGCCACAACCTCAGATTACAGATTAAAAGAAAATATTAATTATGATTTTGATGCTACAAATATTCTTAAAAAATTAAAACCTTGCGAATTTAATTGGATAGATGATGAAAATAATACACCTATTACTGGATTTTTAGCACATGAGGTACAAGAAGTATTTCCTCATGCTACTTCTGGCAAAAAAGATGAAATGGAAACAATTAAAGATGCTGATGGTAAGGAACAAACTATTATAAAACCACAAGGCATTGATAAGAGTGACCTTGTACCCCTTTTAGTAAAAGCACTTCAAGAAGCTATGACAAGAATAGAAACACTTGAAGCTAAAGTAACAGCATTGGAAGGTGCATAATGGCATATATAGGCAAATCTCCTTCACAGGGAGTACGTAACAGATTCCAATATCAAGCCACAGCAGGGCAAACATCCTTCAGTGGTTCTGATGCAAACTCATTGACACTTGCTTACACAGATAGCTTGTACCTAGACGTATATCAGAATGGTATATTGCTTGTTCCGGGAGATGACTACACAGCAACTACAGGTACAACTGTTGTACTCGTACAGGGTGCTTCACTTAATGACATAGTTGAGATGGTAGCTTATGATGTGTTCTCTGTTAATGAAACGTACACTAAGACTGAATCAGATAACAGATACCCATTCAAAGGTAACAACTCAATCATCAGATTAAATGGACAGACAATCAGTGCAGACATTGCAATAGACAGTGATGAGAATGGTGTAAGTGGTGGTCCTATAACGCAAAGTGCAACTGTCACTGTTAATGGATATTGGAGTATCGTATGAGTTCACAATTAAATGTAGACACCATTGTAGATAAAGCAGGGTCAGGTGGCACGAATGTGAAGGTTGCTAGTACATCTACTTATGTTGATGGTTCAGTTACACAAAATACTGTGCAAGGGTTGGCGAAGGCTTTTTTAGCTCATAAAGCTACAGATACTGTAGGAATATATGATAGCAACAATATAGCTAGTGTAACGGACAATGGCACAGGAGACCAAACTCCAAATTTCACTAATAACTTTAGTAGTGGTACTGGCTATGCCTGTACAGCGTTTGGTCAACAAGATTCAGGTGGTGGTGGAAGAATTATAGCAGGAAAGGGTACACCTGCAACTAGCAATCGCCAAGTTACTACAGTAAATACATCAAATGCAACGTGTGATTTATTGTATTTTAATATGTGTTATCATGGAGACCTCGCATAATGGCTAGTGAACTTAAAGTAGATAAATTTACAGGTGTAACCACAGCAGGTTCTATACTTGTTACAGGTGAAGGCAATAGTACAACAACTAATCTGCAACAAGGGTTGTGTAAACATTGGGTAGACATAGACAATAAAGATACTGCTGTCACTGTACGTGATAGCCTTAATCATTCTTCGGCTACTGATATAGGAACTGGCAATTATCTTCCATTTGCAACTAATCCTTTTGCTAATGTTAATTATGTAATAGTTGGAAGCACAATAGGAGGAACGGGTAATCAATCTGTTTTGGACTCACACCAAACAGTAGGTGTAAAAGGAACTGGAGCGGCAGGTTTATATGAAGTTGGTGTATCAGATAATAACAATTCTGATGCAGACAATGACCACTGTATGACAGCAGCATTAGGAGACCTCGCATAATGGCTAGTATATTAAGAGTAAACACATTAACAGATGCAAGTAGTAATAATTCAGTGCCAATGGCTACAGTTGCACAAGGTAGTGCAAAAACTTGGGCACATTTAGATTTAGCAACAGAAAATACAATAGATGACAGCTTAAATGTAGGTTCTATAACAGATGTTGCAGGTGGTAAAGTTGCTGTAACAGCATCAAGTGCAATGGCAACTATAAATTATACAAGTGCAGGTAGTGCGTGGAATGGTTCTTCTGATAATTATAGCAGGGTTGTTTCACCTTATGATGCTAGAACAACAACAGTAGTTTATCAAGCTATAACTTTAAGTAGTAACGCAGGACTTCTTGATGCTCAAGATGTAGATATAGTTAATCATGGAGACTTAGCATGACCAAAGCAGCAGAATTAGCAAAGATGGGTGAAGTCCTAACCAATAGTCAGATTGGTGGGCGAAGGAATATTATCATCAATGGTGCAATGCAAGTGGCACAGAGGGGAACACAGACTGGTCAAGGTGGTGCTGAAGCTATGTCTGCTGTAGATAGATTTAAACTTTTTGGTGGTAGCACAGCAGGTAGACTTACATCTTCACAAGATTCTGATTCTCCAATAGGCTTTGGTAATTCATTAAAACTAGATTGCACAACTGCCGATACTTCTGTCGCAGCAGGTGAATTTCTTTTGTTAGAACAAAGGATAGAGGGTCAAGATTTACAACAATTAAAGTATAACCAATCAAGTGCAGAAACTTCAACAATAAGTTTTTATGTAAAAGGTAATGCTTCTGCACAGTATACTTTTGCTTTACAATATCATTTATCAGGTGGCACTGCTCGTTGGTTTACAAAAGGATTTGCAGTTACTACTGATTGGACAAGAGTTGTTATAACAATTCC